GTGGAGGATGTGCTCGCTGCCATCCGGCAGCGTGACCTTCTTCTCGTGCAGCTTCTCGCTGACGAAGAACGAATCATTGAGGGACATGGGTCACCAGAAAAGGAAGGGCCGGTGACGAGCCGGCCCGAGCTGCGGAGAAATGGATCAGGGGGCGCTGTACGGGCCGTTCCAGTAGGGAACGACAGGGCCGCTGCGCTGCAGGGTGAGCGTGCCGCGCACGATCTCGTTGGTGGCGATGTCGATGTTCAGATCGGCCACGTACGCCTTGAAGTAGAGCGATGTGCGCTCCGGCGACGGCTGCGGCACCAGGTCTTCCTCGGTGTCCAGCGTCGGCTCACCGGTGCCATCGGAAAGGCCGATCACCCACGGCAGTACCTCGCGGGCTTCCTTCAGCTCGAACAGGATCTGGTGGCTCCCGCTGCGCGGGATGAAGTTGAACGGGACCGACACCTGTCCCGGATTACCCAGGCCGCCGGCGAATTCCTTGTCGCCCTCGGTGTCCAGGCAGGTGGTTTCGATCTGGTCGGCAGCACCGCCCAGGCCAGTGATACCCGTGGGGCACTCGAACTTCAGGACCGCGGCCACGCTCGAACTCAGGGCGTCCACGGTGAACAGCTCGCTGCCTTGGGTCTTGACGACGCCCTCGGTCATTGCAGTTTCCTCTGGTCAAAGAAAAAGCCGCCTTGCGGCGGCTCGGGGTAACGCTGGCCGGATAGCTCAGCGATTCGTGATGAAGTCGGCGTCTAGGCCGACCCGGTAAAGCTTTGTGTCCGGGTCCCGGTTGTTCACCGTCACCCGGTTGACCACGCCGACGGCGTCCAGCGCCGCACGAACGGCGACGCCAAGCTGCTGGATCCCGGCGTCTGTCGGGTGGTAGCAGTCGATCTGCACGGTCGTGAAGTCGCCGCAAGGCGGGCTGCTCAGGTTGTTGTATGGATCCCCGATCACGATTTGCCATGTGATGTACGGCCGGGTCTCTGTCTGCTGGATCACGCCATGCCGGCCGATGCGGTCGGCGACCATTGCCACCACCGTGGCATTCGCGGTGAGCGTCTGGTAGACCCGGGGGAACATCAGCGGCCCTTGTTCTGCGCTGCGAGCTTGGCGACGATCTTCTGCACGCGATCCGCCAGATCCTTCGTGGTGACGTTGATCGCCTCCTCTGCCTTGGCCTGGAACGCCGGCCGAAGCCACGGGGTAGCCGGCTGATGCGCTGAGCCATACTCCAGCAGGTTCGCCGTCATCAGGGTGGAGGTCTTCCGGCCTTTGGCATTCGTGAAGGTCTTCTTCTTCACCCGCACCAGATAGCGCTCGCCACGGCCACTGTTCGGGGCCTTACCACGAGAAGCGATCACCGATTTCAGCGTAGTACCCGTGGTGTCTGCGCCATTGATCTCGATGGACTTCTGCATGTTGAGACGGGCCTGGTCGCGGATTACGCGCGCGCCCTTTGCCAGCGCCGCCTTCACCGGGCCTCCGCGCTTGCTGACGACCTCGGCCGGCAGGCTCGACAGGGTCTTCAGGACGTCGTCGACGCCGGTCAGCTTCACCTCGACTTTCACAGGTACGCCTCCGCGTCTGTCCCGACCCATTCCCGCAACTTCTTGCCGCCGGCGTCCGGATGCCAGCCTGGCCCGGGCCTATGCCCGATGCCGATCCCAGGCATGCCGTCCAGCCCCTTGATCCCGATCACCGTCTCCTGCTCGTGCAGGCCGGCCGTCCCGACCTGCTGCCAGAACAGCCGGTCGACGTGGTAGATGCCCTGCGCCAGCGCGCCGTGCGCCGCCTGCTGCAGGAGCGGCAGGCACTCAGCCCGGAATGCGGTATTGCAAAGCGCTGCGCAGCTGTTGCGGATCCGGCGACAGGCGCGCGTCCGGACGTTGTAATAGTTCAGCCAGGTGCAGCCGACGGCGCGGTGCTTGCGCAGCCGCTCGACGCAGACCGCGATGTGGTCCGGCCGGTAGTAGTCGTCGTCCTCCATCACCAGCACGATGTCGCCGCGCACGTGTGGGATGGCTGCTAGTAGGTTCATGGCCAGCGACGCGCCGCCCGTTTCTTTCCGCGGCCGGCGGACGTGCTGCTGGCCAGCGGTCAGCGGCGCCGGCGCGACACCGTCGTCGGCGACAATCCACTGGTCAGGCTGCAGCGTCTGCCGCGCCATCCAGCGCTCGGCAAGCGGCCATGCCGCCGGACGGTCCGCGGTCGGCGTGATCACCGTGACTTTCACCGGTAGTGCTCCCGCACCCAGCTCGCGCGTGCGGTCCAAGGCGGATGGCCGCCGGTGGTGAATACGATCCGCGCGCCGGGTGGCTTGCGCGACTGGAGCCGCCACAGGTCGTTCTGGAAGATGACGCCGTCCCGCTCCGTCCAGACCGCCTCCTCACCACCAAGGCAGTGCGAGATCCATGCCTGGTCGCTGCCGCGGTAGCCGCGCGCGTGGGTGACCATCGGCGACTCGACCGGATCGAATTCCTCCCACACCTGCGGCCGCGCGCCGGTGTTGGCCAGCAGCATCGCGCCGTTGTAGGGCCACTGGTTCGTCGGCGATTTCCAGAGCACCACGTCCTCGGGCCGGTTGAAGATCGGCCGCAGGTCGCCGCAGATCACCGTGTCCAGGTCAAGCATCACGAACCGCGGGCCCAGCACCTCGCGCATCGCCGGGTCCCACAGCTTCAGCCGCAGGTAGCACGACGGCCGGCCGCCGCCGGTCGGGTTCGGCACGCGCCGGTGATCGTCCCACAGCGGGTGCGCCTCGATGCCCTCGGCCATCCCAGCAGGGTCATCAGTGAAGCAGACAAACCGCACCGGGTCCGGGTAGTGCCGCAGCACCATCCGGCGCAGGATATTCACGTGCTTGCTTTCGAACACCGCCCGATAGCCGGGCGTCTTCCATTTGAAGGTGACGACGGTCAGCGGCGTCATGCAGCCATCGCCTGCTGTTCGAACGGGAAGCACCGCAGCGCTGACCCCGGCGTGCAGTTGATCACCGCGATTCCTGGATTCTTGCGCGCCCAGTCGTCGTACTGCTTCAGGTGCACCTTTCGCCGGGTCTCGCTCGTGTTGCTCAGGCCGTTCGCGTACGGCCCGAAGAAGTGAGAACCGTGCATGTCGAATCCGTAGAGCCGCACCACCTTCGCGCCAAGCTGGGCGCACACTTGCAGCGCGAGGACGCCACTGTTCCAGTTCGTAAAGCTGCGCTCGACGCGCTCCACGCGAGGGATCAGCCGATTGCCGGAGAAGCGCCGACCCCTGAATTGCTGAGCCTCGGGATGCTTCTGCCACCACTGGCGGTCCTGAGCGACTAGGAAATCGGCCCACGGTGCCAGCTGGAAGCAGTTGCTCACCACACCGACCACGCCGCCGCGCAAGCTGTCAGCCAAGCCCTGCGACATGCTCGGTCCCGGCGCCAGCAACACGATCTCCACCATCAGCCCTCGTTGACCCCGGCGGATACCGGCAGGGTGATGTACTCGACGCCGCTCACGTTGTCGGGCAGTACGCCGGCGATGTTGTAGACCTGGTTGCCGTAGCGGGTCTGGTGGATCAGCCGCATGCTGGCGGTCATGCGCCGCGCGCGGATGATGATCTTTGCCGTCACGCTCGATTGCGCCTGCCCGGACTGGATGAACTCGCGGGCGGAAAGCGGCTCGACTGACGCCCACACCGTGGCCACCGGCACCCAGTCCGTCTGCTCGATGCCGTCGCTGTCTCGCGCGGTCACCTGCTCCTCGATCCGTACGCGATGACGAAGGCGGCCAGCTGCGATCGACATGTCAGGCCAGCGTCGGCTTGCGTAGCCCGGCAAGGATCGCCGTGGCGCCCTTGCTTAGCGTGTAGCCGTGACCGGCGTCGGCCGTGACCACATTTTCGCCCTCGCCTTCGCGGTATCGAAATTGGCTGGCCAGTTCGAGAAGCACCGCCAGGCGCACCGTGGGGTGCGTGATCGGGTTGCCGCTCGTATCTTCGGCCGGGATGGGGTCGCCATTGGTGTCGGTGATGATCACGCCGGCGGTGTCACGCTCCGGCAGGTACAGCCGCCACTCGTCCTTCAGCCAGGTGCGGACGGCCTCCGAAACGCCAGGGATCGCCAGATCCAGCCACGCATCGTCCGCTCCGCCATTGCTGTCGATCTCGTCCAGCCGAAGCTGCTGGCGCGCATCGTCGATGGTGACCAGCTGCAGCATGTCAGCCCACCTTCACCGGTGCAGTGCGATCGATGCCGTTGGTGCCGTCCTTGCCGTCGCGGCCCTTCCGCGCGGCGAGGATCCAGTCTTCCTTGTTCTCCAGGCACGGCTTCGAACCGTTATCGCGCTTGGCGATCCACAGGGCACCATCGTGGGTCCAGGACTCCCCGGCCTTCGCGCCGCGGCCGTCCGACCAGAAGCCACCATGCCGCATGTAAGGAAGCACGTGCTCGACCGACGCGTCGCCGCCGGAGAACGTCAGCACGTAGCCTCGCTCCGCGTCGAAGTGTCCGGCGCATTTCTCGAAGTCGAAACCGTCGCGACCATCCTTGCCGTCCGCGCCGTCGCGTCCCACCACCACGCCCAGCCCCTTCGCCCGACCGTCTGTCATGGTCAGCACCAGCGCGCCGTCGCGATCGATCAGTGCATCGGCCAAGCCGATACCGTCCTTGCCGTCCGCGCCGCGCTCGCCGGCTTCGCCCTTCTCGCCCTGCGGCCCGCGATCGCCGTCGCGGCCGTCGCGAACCGGGTTGGCTTCGAAGTGGTCAGACACCGCCTTCGCAACAGCGAGGTCGAACAGGGTGGCCAACCGATCGGAATCCAGAAGTTTCGCGACTACCGCATCGACAACGGCATCGATATTGACCGGTTCCGCATCCCGCCCGGGGTCGCCCCTCTCACCACGTTCCGGCTGGCGGCCTTCCAGAGTGTCAATTCGCGCCAGCAGGGGGTCCACAGCGTCGCGGACCAGGGCGCCCATCGCCTTGCCGAACTCCACAGGGTCGATCATCGCGTCAATGCCTCGGTTCGCGCGGCCTCGATGGCCTTACGGGTGATCTCTGCAGCCCGGAGCATCTTCAGCTCCTCGGCTTCTGCCTCGGCGTCCGGATCAGGTTCCGGATCGGATGCTGGCGGTGGCGTGGCCGATTCGATCTTGTTCTTCCGCACCTGGTCGAGAGGGAAGTCCTGCTGCTGCATATAGACCGTGTCGCCGCCTTCCAGCGGCTCCAGGCCGAATGCGTGCCGGCCTTCGTTCGGCGTCTTGATGCCGCCGCCAGTGAGCTTCGTCTCGACGTCAGCCTGCTTGCCGAGATCCATGCGCAGCAGCGGCCACAGGTCCAACTCGACACCCAGCGGGCGCTCGATCTTCAGGCCGTCGTCCAGCAGGTTCTCCATTGCCTCGATGTGCGCCTGCAGGGCGTCGCCGTAGTACAGCTGGTTGATGTCGTCGACCTTCATGCCGGCCGGAATGCTGCCGATGCCGATCTTGAACGGCGGGATGCCGAACGGCTGGCAGATCTGCTCGTCGCTGTATCGCATCTGCTCGACGAGCTGCGAGTCGGCGGACTTCATGGCGAACGGCGTGAACTTCATGTCGGCGCCGATGACCGCGATCTTGCCCGCGTTCGTGCCTGTGTAGTTTTCGTTCCAGTAGGCCTTCAGCGTGTCGGCGTCGGTCTGGCTCATGCCGGCCGGCGCCGTGAGGATGCCGCCAGGCTGGGAGTTGTTCCCGAAGAACTCCGTCGCCGACTTCAGAATCTTCATGTTCTTCGCCGCCGGCCAATAGGCTGCACACAGCGGCGGCACGCCGATCAGCTGGTGGTGGAAGCAGTTCAGGCGGTCGTGGATGATCTCCGACGCAGGCACTACCAGCTGCTGCGCGGGATACGCGGCCGGCAGCAGGTTGTTCGCCACGTCGTAGTTGATCTGGTAGAACACCGCGCCGTTCTCCGAGATCATCGGAATCACGCGGCACGGGTCCAAGACGTACAGCTTCACGACGACGTTTCGCTCGTCGCGCTGCTTCAGCACGTAGGTGTTGCCATTGGTCAGCTTCGACAGCAACCACGCCTCGCGGAACTGCTGGGCGGTCTGGTAGCCGTTGGGCTTGCGCAGGACCGGCCAGAACGACGTGTTGTTCGTGTCCAGCTGCCAGATGCCGTTGTCGTTTTCGCGCTTCAGGAGGAACGGCAGTTTTCCGATGTCCTGCGAGACGCGATTCAGGCAGCCGTACAGGGTCGGGTAGCAGGTCAGGTCGCCGACCTTGATCTCCTCGTTGCGCTGCCATGCGCCGGCGAAGGCCTCGCCGATGACGCGCCACCCGGCGCGCCAGTCGGCGACCGGAGTCAACGCCTTCTCCACGCGCTTGATCTCCAGTCCGAAAAGTCGCATTTCAGTCCTCGGGCCGCATGTCGCGGCGCTTGTATTCGCGCATCGGCTTGCCCGTGCGCGGCGAGATGCTGGGGTCCTTAGGTGCCTTCGCAGGCTTGGATGCGGACTGCACCTTGGGGGCCGGCGTCGCGGGTTCCTGCAACGGTGATTCGCTGCGCAGCTCGCGCGCGATTCCACGTCCGACGAGCTCGCGCCCGACGCTGTCGCGGACGATGCGCCGCGAGCCGTTTGCCACGTACTGGATATGCATTTTCACCTCGATGCGAGAAGGGCGGCCGAAGCCGCCCTCCCCGTGTTGCTGCTTAGGAGCCGCAGGCGTCCCAGTTGACGTTCGCCCAGACCACGGCAGCCGCGCGGCGCTTCTGCCAGTTCAGGATGCGCTCGACCAGGAACGCGACCGAGTTGGTCTGGAACATCGAGACCACCGACGTCGCCGTCGGGGTGCCGATGCTCGACTGGGTCGGCGCGTTGTCCATCTGCAGCGACGCCTGGTCGGACATCGAGACCTGGATGCCACCCTCGTCGCCGAGGAAGATCTCGTCGCCCTTGATCAGCGCCACCACCGGGCCGGCCGTCGGGCTCGGCACGTACTGCGAAGTGAACACCGGCAGGCCGGCGAGAGTGCCACCGGTCGGGGTGACGCCCGGGAACGCCGGAGCGCCCACCTCGTTCGTCGCCATCGACAGGTCGATCGCGGTGGTTTCCGGCATGACCCAGAAGGCACCCGACACGGTCAGGTTGTCGCCGACCAGCTCCTTCAGCATCGTCGCGATGTCGCAGCGGATGCCCTGCACGGTGCCGTCACCGGTCAGCACGGTCGCCGAGGTGCCGTTGAGCAGGCCGGCCGGCGACTCGTCGGCCACAGCCGCGTCTGCGCTGATGAGCGTGCCATCGATGCGGGCGTTGACCGCGCGTGCCAGCTCGTCGCGCAGGAACGTGTCCGCGGCCACCGAGGCGCGCATCAGCGTTTCCTTCGTCGCGGCGGCGATGGCGGCGACCTTCAGCGGGGTCAGCTTGGCGCGCGTGTAGGTCCACTGGGTCAGCGGCTTCGCATCGCCTTCCTTCACCCACTGGGCGACACCGCCCGAGCCCTGCACCAGCACCGCCGTGTCGAAGGGCAGGTTGCGGAAGCGGGCGGCGATCTGACCATACAGCGAGCGAGCGCGCAGGAACTCCACGAAGTCCGCGAACGCGGCCCCGCCCTCGTTGATCAGGTTGCCGGCCCACGTGGTGCTCAGCGTGCTCGCGGCCGGCACTGCCGCCTTCTCGATCGACTCGATCAGGCGCGCATCGTCCGGGTACAGCATCTTGGCGATGGTCAGCTCGTCGCGAGGGCCAGCCATACCGGTGTGCGCCAGGGCCTTCACGCGCGCGGCACGGGCGAAACCGATGCCCGGGTCCAGCTTCGTGGTGTCCTTCGGCTCGGCCGGGGCGCGCACGGTCGCGACGGTGCGGCTACGCGCGGCGCTGTCGTCCACCGGCTTCGCGGTCGCGGCGTCGGCCTCTTCGGCCTTCTCCATCGCTTCCAGATCGCGATAGTTCGCGATGTTCTTGTCGACCACACCCAGATCCGACTTCAGCGTGTCGAATTCCTCCTGCTCGCCTGCGTCCAGCGTACGGCCCTGTTCGTCCGCCTTCGCCTGGATGGCCTTCATGCGGTCGGACTTCGCCTTCCGCGTGGCCTGCAGATCGGCGATCTGCTTCGCGTACTTGCTCATTTCTCAGTTTCCTTCATTGCACGCACGGCCCTACGGCCCACCCCAGCCAAGGGGAGGCACTGCCCGTGTAAATGAGGCCCGCAGGCCAGGGTTCAGCGGAGCGCAACCGCCCCGCGCTGAATGTGTTGATCACGCGCCGACAGCAGCGGAATGCCGCGCTGGCACGACTTGTCGAGGGCACGGATCTCGCGCACGAGCGCATCCGTCATGCCCGCAGACTTCACGGTCTGGATCACGGCGTCCGGGTTGGCCGGCACACCCACCAGCGACAGCTCCAGCATCTCCCACGACGTGAAGCGGATGCCGTAGGAATCGTCCATGTACGACCATTCCACCGGCTTGAAACCGATGGACACCGCCTGCAGCAGCTTGTACTTCAGCGAATGCCACGCCTCGTTGACGCGCTCGCGCACCGTGCCCTCTTCCACCACGTCGGGGATCGTCGCGGTGAAGGGGATGCCGGACTTCGTCGCCTTGCCGAATGCGACATTGCCGACCGGCAGCGTGCGGTCGTGATACAGGAACAGGTTCACCGGTCCGCGGTACTGCACGCCCTCGGGCTCCACGATGTCGCCGTAGCTGTCGATCTTCGGCGTGGTGGCGATGCCGGTGATCGTGCGCGATTCCTCGCCGACCTCGCGGACTTCCAGCAGGCTAAACGCCTTTTTCAGATCCATGCTTCGTTTCCTCCGGCTTCGGAGCCGTCATTCGTTCCAAGCGCGCCCGCGCCTTGCGGCACAGGAGGCCGTCAGAGCGTTTCGCGCAGAGCTTTTCGACCAGCTTTCGCTGGCGGTTGATGCAGCCTTGGCAGGGCACGGGATCAGCCCAGCATGAACATCTGCAGCGGGTGCTTACCCACCGGATTCAGGGCCATCAGGGTCCCTGCGTTGAACGTCGCCATCAGCGGGTCGATCTTTGCCGAGCCGGCTGCCTGCTTCGTGATCGTCACCGCGTTGCCCACCGGCACCACCTTCGCGTTACCCACTACCCATGCCATCAGCAGCTGCGCGCCGTGGACGAAGTCCCCGCCCGCAACCGCCCGCTCTAGCGTCTTGATCGCGCCATTGAGCTTCCATCCTTGGCTCACGGCGATGATCTGGTCCATGTCGATGCCGCGCTCGTCCAGCGTCAGCTCATCGACCACAGCGCCTATGCCCGCCGGGTCGACGCCGATGGCGTGCTTCTCCGGCAGCAGCCCGGCTTCGTTGATCTTCTGCACGTAGTCGGCCAGCTCAATCACGTCCCGGCCGGGCAACCCGACGATGGTCAGATCGCCCTCGCGCTCAAGGTCGCGCAGCTTCGGCTCAAGCTCCTGCCGGCGCTCCAGCACGATCTCGTGCGCCCAGGCATGTGCCCAGTGCAGCCACTTCCGGGTGCCTTTCTCCCGGCCGATCACGGCCAGGCCGAGGAGGTCGTCCAGGCCACCGCCGTCGATGCCGACCACCGCCACTTCGCTGCGCGCCAGCAGCGCGTCCAGCGTCAGTAGGGGGTCGCCGCGACGCTCCCAGAACTCCGCGCCTGCCCAGCCCGCCGCCGCCAGCGCGACGCCGATCTGCACGTTGAGATGCTGCGACGCCCAGATCCGCAGCTCCGACTCGCTGGTCGCCTTCGCGTCCGCGTGGTCGGCGATCAGACGCTCGACCGTGATCGATTTCCCAAGGTTCGGGGTCACCAGCGGCCACAGCGCGGGTTGCTCCCACTGCCGGTCAGCCGATTCCTGTACCTCCCGCGGGAACTCGTACAGCACCGGCAGCATCGCGCCCTCGCGCTTGCCGTCACGGATGTCCCGCGCCTTCGTCAGCTCCTCTGCGAACACGCCCACCGGCGGGTCGTCGCTCTGGGTCGTGATGAACGCCAGGAACGACTCCGGGAACGGCAACATGCCGCCGCGGATCTGCCGCAGCGCCTTGGGCGCCTTGGCCATCTTCGCGCAGACGTGCAACTCGTCGATGAGCGCACCGCCGCTGATTTTCTGGCCCGTCAGCACCGACGGGTCGAAGGTCATGATCTCCAGCTCGGCCTTCGTCTCGCGGTGCAGGATGGTCTTCAAGTGGTGCCGCACGTGGAACTTGCGCGACAACACCGGATCCAGATCGATCGCGCCAGCCGCGGCGTCGAACGCCAACTGCGCCACATCCTGCACCGGGGCCGTCATGACGAACGAGGCCCGGGGCCGCTGGTTCATCAGCAGCGCCGTCACCATCAGCAGCGCGCCGTCGGTGGTCTTGCTGTTCTTCTTCGGGACCAGGGCGAACAATTCCCGGATCATCCGCTGCCGCGTTCCCGGGTCCACCGACCCGAACATGGCGCGGACGATGTCACGGAACCACTCGCCGCCGGCTTCCTCCATCGTCGGCGTGCCGGGCACGTCGGCCAGGCGCAGCTTGTTGAAGATCCGGACCGCGCGCTCGCCCTCCGCGGTCCACAGCGGAAGATCAGGGACCAGCGACTTCCCTTGCTGGAGGCGTCGCCACCAGTCAGGACACGACAGGTCCCAGGACATCAGCCCGCCTGGCGAAGCGGCGTCACACCCGGCGGGAGCAGATCAGCCCAGTCCGTGCCGGCCGCGGCGGTGACCGCATCAGCGTTCGCCTGGTCCTTCTTGCCGAGAGGCTTTTCCGGCTCCACCGGTGGCGCTGCCAGAGTCGGCGTCATAGCCAGGAACGACTTCTGCGCGGAAACATTGCCCTTCAGCGCGGTGCGCGCCATCGCGTCCAGAACCTCCATCCGCCGGCCCAGCGCGCCGGTGGACAGCTCCTTCTCGAAGTACTTCGCCAGCGTGTTCCGGCAGATGCCCAGCGCGACCGCGATTTCCTCGTGCGCCATGC